GATCATCTGGACGACTTGCAGCTTGAAGCTCGCATCGAACGCCCGGCGTTTCTGTTTCATCAAGTTCTCCTCTACGGGTGGATGATCCACCTATCGAGGTGTCCGAGGAAATTAGACCACTACAACAGGCAAAGCCTCTTTTTCCAGCACCTCAGCTGGGGTGGGGATAACGCAGGCTGCCAGTGCCCCCTACGTAAGCGGGGACTGGTATGAGGTTACGCTCACCATCTCGAATTACGTCAGCGGATCGCTGTCTGCCCGCTTGGGGGGCTCCGGCGCTTTTACCGTGCTCCCGGCAGGGAATGGAACCAAGTCAGTATTACTCCAGGCGACTGGCACCACGACGTCGGCGGCTTTCATCTCCACCGCGTCTGGCGTGACTATGGATGTGGTGTTGGTCTCCGTGAAACGGTGGCTTGGCCTTCCCTCCTGTGCGCTTTTTCAAGACGCTGCTGGAACGCTTCCGGTTTATCTGCCTGGTCAGGGGCAGGTAGATCCTCCCGTGGGGCTGCAGCTCGACAAAAGGCTTGGGCTTGTGCGCGGCGCAGAGGTGGTCGTAAACGGATCGTTCGAAGACGGTAGGACAGGCTGGACTGTGACGGGCGAAGACGCTACGCACATCGCAACGTTTTCCGGCGGCCAGTTTCGTTACCAGTCAGATACGACCACCCCTGTCTTGAACGTGACGCAGTCCGGCGTTCTGACCATTGGCCGTTGGTATTACGTTGAGGTTGATATCGCTACTCGGGTAAGTGGCTCCATGTATCTAGTGGGCCTCACGGGTTCCGGCCCAGGGACATCTGTTGTTTTCAATCCGGGAATAACCCGCTTCGTCGCGATGGCGAACAACACGGCGGTGAGCCTTGCCCGAAACACGGCAAACGTTGACATCACCTTCAACGGCGTTTCTATCCGCGAACTCCCCGGCAACCACGCCTACCAGACCACGACGGCCAGCCGCCCCACGCTGTCGGCTCGGTATAACTGGGCAGTAGCCACTGAAGACCTCACGTCCTCTGCGTGGCAAAAAGGCACCCCAGCCTTCACAATCAATCCGAAATCTACGCTCGCACCTGATGGCGCCTCCTTGGCTGATGTGATTGTGTCTCCCGATACAGGGACGCCCATTTTTTCTCAGGTTATGACGGCCCAAGCGCCGACCGTTTCGCTATCGTTTTTCATCAAGCCGATAGCCAATGCCCCCGCGCTGTCGCTGCTTTTCCGAAACAACACCACGGCGACTAACTACGATGGGACTACCCTCAACACAGTCAGCGGAAGCGCAGGCGTCCCGGCATGGGTTGTGGCGCCTGCGGGCAATGGGTGGTTGAAGATCAGTTATACCCGCACCAGCGGGGTGTCCTCCGGGGACCAGATTTCCATTTACGCAGGTGCCACCGGGGCAGCTGCGACGCCTGGGCGGTCCTGGTCTGTGTGGGGACTCGATGTGCGGGCAGTTGGTGATGGAGCCGGCCTGCCCCAATACCAGCGCGTCTTCGATGCCTCCACGTATGACTCTGTAGGCTTCCCACTTTATTTGCGCTTCGACGGGGTGGATGACTTCCTGCAGACCGGGGCCGTCGATCTCAGCGCAGCCGACAAACTTCTGCTCTCCGCGGCGATTCGCCGTCTGTCGGACTCAGGGCTCGGCGTCGTGCTCGAAGCCTCAGCGGACTACTCGGCGTCGAATGGCACGTTTGTGCTGCTGGCTCCGGGGGCGAGCGGCACGCCCAGCGTGGGGTTCAATGCAAAGGGCACCGCGCTGACGGGTGGGCTTTCCTATACCACGTCAGCAGCGCCGGTCGGCCTGTCGGTATCTGCTTACGCCGACATCGCCACGTCGGTGCGGCTGCTTAGGGTAAATGGCGCCCAAGTGGCCTCCTCGACGACAAGCATAGGCACTGGAAGCTTCGGTAACGCACCGCTGTTCATCGGGAGGCGGAATGGTGCGTCTCTTCCGTTCAACGGCCGCCTCTACGGCCTGCTGCTGCGCGGCGCCGCGTCCAACGATGGCACATTCGCAAGGGTGGAGCGATATCTCAACCAGAAGGGACGGGTAGCGTAATGCCTTGGGTCAATCGAAGCATCATCGTCCCGTCGCCCTTCGTCGACGCCGCCCGTGCCGCCTGCGAAGCCCTGGCCGGCGCCGGTGGCTCCGGCATGTACACCGTCCCTCTTTCGCCGACCGGCTACGCCCCGGCCACGCATTGGGCGAGCTCCGGCGCGATCGACGAGGAGTTTGCCGGCCTCCTGTCGAGCCCCGAGGCGCTGACCGCTGTTGCCACCGCAGCCGGCATCGACCCTGCGCCGCTCGTTGCCATCGTCGCAGCCAGCGACATCAGCGACCTGACCGTGGAGCCATTCGACGCAGCCCTGGAGCGCCTCGGGCTGCAGGTCATTCACGACATCTCTGCGTGATCCACACTCGCGGCCCCGAAACCGTAGCCTCGCGGGTCTTGAGCGGTAGTTAGCTTGAGGCCTTTCCTGGCAACACGGCGATCGGGTTCGTATAACTTTCGTGCAATATCAAATTTAGCTTGTTTTTGGCATGCTAGCGTCAATGCAAAAAGTGTGATGAGTAGCATCAAGGCTCACATCATCACGGCCAGACAGCCACCGCACTGACCACATCATGGACAAGAGAACGCGCTTCACCGGGTTGCAGACAGAGGCATATCACACCATACCATCCAAGCTGATCCATCTGGACGGAGAGAACCCTCGGCATGACAGTCTAGACCGCGAGCCGGAGATCATTTCGGCCCTGTGGGATGATCAGTTGATCAACCTCGCAACCGATATTGCTCGTCGGGGATCATTGAGTCCTCTTGACCTGATGGGGGTTATCGAATCCGAGGGGATGCCAGGACACTTCGTAGCAGTTGAAGGGAATCGCCGGACTTGCGCCCTGATCCTTCTCTCTGACCCGGCTAGGGCACCGAGCGTTGAGCTTCGCAATGTATTCAAACGCCTTGCTAAAGACGCCAAGACTCCCTCAGAGCTGCATGTATACCTTTTCGAGAGCCGGGATAAGGCAAAGCAGTGGATCGAACTTCGGCACTTGGGGGCACAAGACGGAATTGGTACCCGAGAGTGGTCCCCTGAGGCTAAAGCGAAGGCTGCGATGCGCTCATCGGCGAACACGTCCGCTAAGGCCGACATACTGGCAGTCAAGATCGTCGAGCGTCTATTCGCGCTAGGCCTCATCAGTGCAGAACAGAAAAACGACATACACGTCACAACTCTCTCTCGCTATCTGAACAACAAGACGCGTCGCGCCATCTTGGGGATAGAGGGACTGACCGAAGAAAACCAGTTGCTTTACACGCACACCCCTTCCGAAGTTGACGCTGCACTTCAGCGTTTTGTTTTGGACAGCCTTTCACCTGACGGGAAGACAACCCCACGGGTAAATTCGAGAGCACGGGCAAAAGATTGCGATACCTACATTGGGGAACTTGCCTCAGAGGGATATGCGCCGGTAACTGCGCTAGAGAAGCCGATCTCCCCGCCAGACCCGAAGCCGAGATCATCCGCCGAAAAATCCAGTGAGAGCCATACACTTTCACGTGGACGGAGCACGCCTAACCCAACGCTCCGCAATAGGTTTATCTCAAGCAGCTTTACGGTAAGGCATCCGGACAAAGTGCTGAATAGACTGAGGCATGAAATGCTCAAGCAGCCCATCGACGATCACGAGTTCGCGGCGAACTATCTACTTCGGGCGTTTGTAGAGCGAATTCTTGTTCTGTATCTCCGGCACAACTGTCCTACTGTCAAGCACAGAAGCGAGGAAGATCTGTGTAAGCACTGCGCAAATCATGCGAGCAGTAGCTCCGACGCATCGCGTGGTGTAAAGCAAGTTTTGAATCAAGCAGCCTCCAACATCCACGCTGCCCATAGCCTTCACACTTTAGGCACGGCGGTACATGGCAGCACGGTGCCGGTGAAGAAGAACCTGCTAGCCGCGTTCGATACCTGGGAGCCAGCGCTGCAATACATGCTCAACTCGCTCCATACGTGACTTTGCCCACGCACTTATTCCTGTCCAATTTTTGGGAAGTCTGATAGCTTCGCTCGCATGCCTACGACGGATTCCCCACTTCGCTACCCGGGCGGAAAGACTCAACTTTCCCCTTTTGTCATCGATCTCGCCCGAGAAAACAAGCTCCTGCGTGGTGTGTACGCAGAGCCCTTCGCAGGAGGGGCGGGCATCGCATGGCGTCTGTTGCTTAACGGCGACATGAGTGAAGTCTGGCTGAACGACGTTGATCCGGCCATTTATGCCTTATGGCATACCGTCGTTCACCAGCCTGACCTTCTTTGTGAGCGCATTCTCAAAGCTGATTTGACGATTGAAGAGTGGACGCGTCAGCGCAGCCTTCTTTTGAACAGCAGTACCACGAGCACGCAAGACTTGGCGTTCGCAACCCTATTTTTGAACAGGACTAACCGCTCTGGAATCCTGAAAGGTGGGGTCATTGGAGGGAAGAGTCAGCAAGGTACGTATAAGCTCGGATGTCGGTTCAATCGCGATGAGCTTGTAGACAAGATTCAACGTATCCATTCCTATCGCGAGGTCATCTACCTAAGCCGATTGGACGCCGAACAGTGCATCCTTGATTGGAATAAACGCTTGCCAGCACGTGCGCTGTTGAATATCGACCCTCCTTACTACGTTCAAGGTCGGGATCTCTACTTGAGCTATTACGAGGCTCAAGATCATGCGCGATTGGCGAAGTTAGTAAGGGGTTTAAGTTGTCCTTGGATGCTTACCTATGATGACGTTCCTGAAATCGAGAACCTCTACCAAGGTTTGCCGGTGTACCGAAAGGGGCTAACTTACTACGCACAAGTTAAGCGCAAAGCGTCTGAGTTGCTGGTCCTTTCCCCTCAGCTAAAAGCCCCTCATGGGCTGCAAGCGGCCTCAGATGAAATTCTATTGGGCACCTCACAGCCCACTCGTGCAGCGGCCACACTGCTATAAATTTCTGATGAGAAGCCTGTAGTCGTTTGTGCGTAAGGCGACTTTAGGGATGCCCGTCCAGACCTAGCCTCCTCCGCCCCCGCTGCATCATGGGCGCATGAGCTACACCTCACTCGCCCTCCTGCAAGATCGCTTCGGCCTGGATGAGCTGATCCAGCGTTCCGATAAATACGTGCCCTACACCGGCGCGGTGGTCACGTCCGTGATCGACCGCGCCGTCGCCGACGCCGATGCCGAGATCGACGGCTATGTCGGCAGCCGCTACACCCTCCCGCTCCCCACCCCGACACCGCCCGTGCTCGTTCCGATCGCGTGCGACATCGCGCGCTATCGCCTCTACGACGACGCGGTGACCGACGTGGTGCGCCAGCGCTACGAGGATGCGATCGCCCGCCTGAAGGACATCGCCGCTGGCCGTTTGAGCCTGGGCATCGACCCGGCGCCGGCTGCGAACAGTGCGGGCGGCATTGCCGTCCGGGCGCCCGCCCGGATCTTCGGCGCCGACCAGCTGAAGGGCTACTGAGATGGACGTTCAGCCGCTCGTCGATCGCCTCGTCCGTCCTGATCTGCTGCGCCTGGTTGGCACCTCGGCCGAGTACGGCGCGGCGCTGGAGGGCGCTCCGCCGAAACCCTGCATCTTCGTGGTTGGGGTGGGTGACGACGGCGTCGCCCAGTCTCCGGTCACGTCGGGTGCCCAGCTGATCACCCGCCGCTATGGCGTGGTGCAGTGCGTGCAAAACGTGCGCGATGCGGCAGGCGCTGCGGCTGTAGGTGACTTCAGGACCGTGCGCCGCCACGTGCTCGAGCAGCTCACCGACTGGTCGCCTGGTGATGCGTTTGACCCTCTTCAATTCGTCCGCGGCCGCCTGCTCGATTTCGACAAGGGCACGCTGTGGTGGCAGGACGACTTCGTTACCACTTTCATGTCGTCCAGGCACGAAGCCTGGGCTTAACCCACCGGAGACCACTGTGGCCACCAAGGAAGTCCCCACCCCCGCACCGGCGCCGCTCGAGGAGATCGAGCTGCTGGAGCCCCATGAGCATGCTGGCCGCGAATACCCGGCCGGCGCTCGTCTCAATCTCAAACTGCACGATCTGGATCACGACTCGGCTGCCTGGCTGATCGGCATCGAGAAAGCCGTGCAGGTTGAACCCAAGGCGGCTGCCCCGGCGGCTCAGAAGGAAGGAGCCTGACAATGGCAACGAAGGAACTACTGGTCGGCCGCGGCTCGGGCATGGCCGCCAAGCTGACCAATGGCGTGCCGGGTGCATTTCTGCAGTTCGGTAACCTCAAGTCGTACGCGTTTGCGCTGCAGATCGAGAAGGGCGAGCACTACGAGACCGAGACCACCCAGTCTCTGCTCATCGCGAGCTGGCAGAACAAGAAGGGCGGCTCTGTCGAGGCAGAGTTCGAGGAGCTGAATAGCAACAACGCCAAGCTGCTGTTCTCGGCCCGGGTGAATGATGTAGCGGCATCGACGGCCACCGCTGAGGTGATCGCTACGGCGGTGCCCTCCGTCGGTGACGTGCTGGTGCTCAAGCGTGGCCTGGTGTCCAGTGTCGTCATCAAGGATTCGACCTCGGGCACGCCGAAGACGCTCGTCGCAGGCACGAACTATCGTCTTCGCGACAGCGGGATGTTCGGCTCGATTGATGTGCTCGACGTCTCGTCCGGCGGCACGTTCACGCCGCCGCTCAAGGCCGACTACAGCTACGGTGCCCAGACCCGGGCGACGCTGCTCACTGCGGACGACGACGAGTACGCGCTGCGCTTCGAGGGCATCAGCAAGGCGACCAACCGCCGCTTTCTGCTGGAGTTCTGGCGCGCCAAGTTCTCGCCGGCCGACAAGGCGGACTTCATCGGCAATGAGGTCACGGCGATGAAGTCGACGATCTCGCTGCTGGCGGACACCTCCAAGTCGGCCACCGACGAGTTCGGTCAGTTCGGTCGTCTCACCTGGTTGGGTGCCGCGTAATGACCACCCTCGCTACCCACCGCACCGTGACCCTGCGCGAGGGCACCGCCACGCCCGTGGCGGTCACGGTGCGCGAGCTCACCGTGGCCGAGATCCGGCAGTGGATGGCCGACGCCCAGGAGGCCGTACCGGATCTGGTGGACACCCTGCTGCTGCGCGACGTCTCGCTGCAGGATCTGACCCACCTCTCCAGCCTGACCCCCGAGCAGATGGAGCCGCTTACCCCGAGCGAGCTGCAGCGGGTGCTCGACAACGCCAAGGAGATCAACAGCCATTTTTTCGAGCTGCTCGCCGGCGTCGAGACGCTGGCGAAACAGATGCGCTCGGCAGCCTCGAGCGCGCCGTCGCCAGCCTGATCCGGATCGCTGCCCATGCGGACGCCTGGAATTACCCCTGGCGGGTGTTCCAGGCGGCCTTTGACGAGGCGAGCAAACAACGCTGACGCGGGGCCGGAGACGGCCCCGTATTTCATCCCCCACCCGCACCCTTATGGCCACTGAACTGAAAGTCTCGCTGACGGGCGATCCGCGCAGCCTCCTCGAGGCGCTGCAGCGGTCGCGCACCGAAGCCCTGCGGACCTACGGCGCAATGCGCTCCGGGGTCGATGAGGCGAAGAAGTCGTGGCAGGCCGCCCAGGAGCAGGTGAAGGCGCTGGCCACCGCGATGGCGAGTGCGGATGCCCCGACAAAGGCGCAGACGGCCGAGCTCGACCGGGCTGCGAAGGCTGCAGGCCGGCTCAAGACCGAATACCTGGCCGCCCGCGATGCGGCCACCCGCGCCCAGCAGGGCCTGCGGAACAACTCCACCCAGATCGCCGCGACTCAGGATGCGGTGCGCCAGGCCGACGCCACGGCCGCCGCCCGCCGGGTTGAAGCCGAGGCCGTCCGTCAGGCCGCCGCCGCCGCGATCGCCGCCAAGCGGGCCGAGGCGGCGGAAGAGCAGCGCCTGGCCGCCATCGTGGCCACCACCCGCGCCCGGATGCTGCAGGCCGCCCAGGAGCAGCTCGCTGCCGAGCGTGCCGCTGCGGCCGAGGCGGCGGCCGCAGCCCGGCGCCAGGCCGAGAACCAGGCCGCAGCGACCACGTGGGTGCGCCAGTACGCCGCCGCGAAGATCGCAGCCGAGGACCGTGTCGCTGCCTTCGCCCGGCGCAACGCCCAGCAGGCCGCCGCACCGGCTGTGGGTCGATCGGGTGCAGCGCAGGCGGGTGTGCAGACGATTAGCGGGCAGCTCGCGCAGGCGCGCAACATCGCCGCCGCCGCCGTTGGCGTCCAGGGCGTGGCCGACCTGGTGCGCACGGTCGATGCCTACAACAGCCTCAACGCCCGGCTGAAGCTGGCCACCCGCAGCAGCCAGGAGCTGGCGCAGGCGCAGCGCGAGCTGTACGCGATCGCACAGCGCAACGGCACCGCGCTGGCCGACATTGCGCAGTTCTACGTGCGGATCGCTGACCCGGTTCGGACGATGGGCCTCAGCCAGGTCGAAGGGCTGCGGGTGGCCGAGGCGGTGTCGCAGTCGCTCCGGATCTCGGGCGCATCGATCACCGAGCAAACTGCTTCGCTGAACCAGTTTGCCCAGGCGCTGGGCAAGGGCGTGATCAATGGAGACGAACTCCAGTCCATCCTCGAAAACGCCCCGCGCCTGGCGCGTGCGATGGCCGATGGCCTGGGCGTGCCGGTGGGCAGGCTGAAGGACTTGGGCGAGCAGGGCTCGCTCACCTCCGCCAAGGTGCTGGCCGCCCTGCGCAGCCAGATCCCGCAGATCAATCGGGAGGCGGCGCAGATGCCGCTGACGATCGGCCAGGCGGTGACGGACGTGCAGAGCGCCTTCCAGCGCTACATCGGCGGCGCCGACGAATCGGCCGGCGCGAGCCGAAAGGTGGCGGGGGCGATCAAGGGCGTCGCCGACAACTTCAGCAGCGTGGCCAACGGGGTGATGGTGGCCAGCAGCGCCTTCGCGACCTTCACGGTGGCGTCGCGCATCGGCGGTGCCGTCGCGGCCGCTGGCAGCCTGGGCGCCGCGGTCGCCTCCTGGCCGGTGCTGCTGGCGCTGGCCGCCTCTGCCGGTACCGCGCTGTGGCTAGGCATGGGCAAGGGTGCGGGCCAGGCAAAGGCGGCCGCTCAGGACAGCCTGGCTGCGATGCTGGCCGACGTGGAGCGCTTCGGCGATCGCATGTCCGAGGCCCAGCGCACGGCCACCGTCGATGGGCTGACCAAGTCGCTCGAGCAGGCCCGCACCCAGCTTGCGGGGCTGTCGATCGAAGCGCGCACGGGTGACATCGGCCGTGGCCTGCAGGCCGACATCAAGCGGGGCGAGGATGCCCTGGCTGGTCTGCAGCGCCGCGCGGCCGAGGTGTCGGCGATCAGCCTGACCAAGGAGCGCAGCGACCTCGGCGTCGATAAGACCAAAGCGGTGGATCTCAGCCTGGTCGAGAAGGGGCAGGCCGACAAGCTGCTGGCATTCGACAAGCTGTACCAGGCGTTCGTCCGCAACTCGGTGAATGCCGATGGCGAGCTGGTGACCAGCTACGCCGAGGTGCGCGTCGCGCTCGACGGCCTGATCGAGAGCACAAAGAAGCCGGCCGAGTTTGACGCGCTGATCAGCCGCCTCACCAAGGCCCTGAAATCGACCCCCGGCGGCGGCACTGCAACCCTGCGCGCCGAGCTGGCCAACCTGACCGAAGCGCGGACACAGGCCGAGCAGCAGGCCCTGGCCAACCAGGTGAGCGGGCTGCAGGCGCGGCTGGATCGCGCCAACAAGTACTTCACCACGCTGGCCGACCAGGCGCGGCTGACCGCCCAGGTATCGACGGGCATGGCGCGCGTCACGGCCGAGCTGCGCGACGATACCCGGGCGCTGTCGGCCGACCAGGCCGCGAGCGCCCGCAGCACCGCCGCGGCCGTGCAACAGGGCGCCGCGGTGCAGATCGACGCGCTGGACAAGCTGCAGGCCCGCAAGCTGGCCCTGATCGCCGCGGACAAGGTGGCGGCGAGTCGTGTTGCGACCAATGCCCGGATCGACGCCGAGACGGCGGCCGCCGGCCGCCTACGCCAGCTCGCCGCCGAGAAGACCACCGTGGCGCCGGATAGCCAGCGGGCGCGGGAGATTGCGGCCGAGGAAAAGACGATCGCCGCCGATCTGGCGAAGGAGAAGAAGCGCCTGGCCGACGCAGGCGCCGAAGCCCAGGCGAACGCGGCGAGACGTGTCGCGGACGTGGAGCGGGCCACGGGCCAGCAGCGCCTGGAGATCCTCCGCAGCGCCCAGACCGAGATCGCCAGCAAGGCCAGCGACGCGCTCAACGCCTACAAGAGCTACGCCGAGCGCGTGATCCAGCTCGACCGCCAGATCGTCGCCAACCGGCTGGACTCCGCTGCGAGCATCGAGTCGCTGCGCCGCAAGGACATGACGCCTACTGCCCAGGCCGACAGTCTGCGCGACGAGATGGCCAAGCTGCGATCCGAAGAGGCTGCAGCAGCTCGTGACGGCGATCGCACCCTGCAGCAGGAGCTGCTCTCCCGTCAGCGGGCGATCGCCAACGAGCTGGCCGGCGTGCAGGGCGAAGGCATCGACTCGAAGGCGATGCGCCAGGAGGCGATCGACAGCCTGCAGCGGATCGGCGCCGAGGCCGGGGCGATCCTGGTCGCGCAGCGGCGCGAGGCCGCAGCAGCTGCCGAAGAACAGAAGGCGACCTACGACGCGCTGGTGGCCAACCTGCAGCGCCTGTCGGTGGAGATCGCCAAGATCAACCAGGCCGAGGCGATCAAGCTGCGGGCCGAGGTGGACATGGCCAGCGTGCAGGGCGCCGTCGATGCCGTGCGCGAGGCATTTGCGAAAGAGACTTTCGCGATCCGCGTGGCGGCGACGCAATCCGCCGTTCCCACCGGCGCCCTCGATGGCGAGCGGCGTGCTGCAGGCGGCCTGATGACCGGCCCCGGCCACGACACCAGCGACAACATCCTGACCTGGACTAGCCCCGGGGAGTACGTGGTCAGGGCTCGGGCGGTGAGGCATTACGGCGTGGCCGCCCTGGCGGCGCTGAACGGCATGAACCTGCCGCGCTTCGCGGCCGGCGGGCTGGTGGGCGGATCGCTGGTGTCCGGGCTGTCGATCCCGTCGCCGCTGGCGCCGGCCGCGCCGCAGCAGCTGCAGCCGATGTCGGTCACCGTTCCGGGGGTGGGCTCGTATCCCGTCATGGCCACCCCCGATGTTGCTGCGCAGATGCGCAGGGAGTTTGAGATGGAAGTGCTGAAGCGGGGGCGGTTATGAGGACGCTTGAAATTGGCGGCGTGGTGATCTCGGTCGAGGCATCCGACCGGATCAGCCAGACCTACGAGGCGATCGGGGGCGTAGCCACCCTTCGCACCATGTCCGGCGGTGGCATCCGGCAACGCAACTGGCGAAAGCTGCGTACGACGATCAGCGTGCCCCAGGCGCGCTGGTTCCCGGCGCTGCAGGCGCTCGACCAGGACGCTCCGGTGGTCATCAAATGCCTGGCGCCGCGCCACATCAAGGGTGTGGCCAATGTGGTGACGCTGCCCACCGCCCGCCGCGGCGATGTGAGCCCCTGGGGCTTTGCGACGATGCCTGACGGCTTCTCTGTGCGCACCTCGGGCGTGCTGTCAGGCAACACCTTCACGCTGACGCCGGTGTCCGGCGCGGCGTTCTACACAGCGATGTACGTGCCCCAGCTCACGTGCCTGATCACGTCGCTCCAGGAGCACATGGACGTGCGGCAGGCCGACGTGGGCTGGGATCTGACGGCTGAGGAGATTTAAGAGATGGCGATCATTTACATCGACAAGTTCGAGACGGCGCTGACCGGCTCTATCGGCACGTCAGATACGCTGCTGCCGGTCGACCCCGCGCAGGCTGCGAAGATTCGGGCGGCGTTCGAGTTCAATGCGCGGCTTGAGGATGCTGAGTGCGAGATCGTCGGGGCGGCATGGCAGCGCCTGCCCCTGATCATCGATAACGGGTCGGCGATCGAGTGGGTCGAGGCTACGTTCGCGAGCGCAGCCGGTATCCGGGTGGTCCGCGGAGCGTCGCCGATCGCCTGGTCTTCCGGCGCGACGGTTCGCTGCGCGCCGCCTGCCGGCCGCATCGCCGAAGGGCATCACGGCGTGCGCAACGCCGCGGGCGGCGAGGCCTACGGCGTGCCGGGTGAAACCGTCGCCTGGGCGCCGACCGGGTCGATGCTGACGCTGCGGCTGCCGGCGCGCGGCCCCAGCTGGTACGACCAGGAGCAGGCCTTCCGCGGGGACACCTGGCCGATGCGGATCGTGGTGAAAAACGACAACGTCGCGCGCATGGTGATGTGCATGTCCCACGCCGGCTACGGCTTCAACCAGATCTGGTTTCCCGGCGTCGGCATGAGCACGAGCTCCTTCAACATCCCTGACACAGCTACCTGGGCGGTGATCGAGCTGACGAAGATCCCGCTGGCACTGCGCACGGCCGGCGCGCCCTGTTTCACCGGCAGGTTGGAGCTCTTCTGATGTTCGGGTCCGGCCAGTTCGGCGGCGGGCAGTTCGGTACGGCCGGCGCAAGCGCACCGGCCGGCCCGGTGCCGTATGCGCCGCAGGCACCGCTCCGGATCATCGTGCGGGCCGGCAAGATCGTGGCTGCGCGTGTGCAGCTCGAGGTCAAGGTCTTCGCGCGCTACGCGCCCTCAGTGCCGCTCAAGATCAGCGTGACTCGGCCGCGTTACTCGCCGACTGCGCCCCTGAAGGTCAAGGTCTTTTCCCGCTACGCGCCGGTGGCGCCGCTGACGGTGAGCGTGTCGGCACGCCTGTCAGCGCCGGTATCGGGCGCAGCGCCGGTAGTGTGGTCGGCCCGCGTGTTGCTGGCTGGTGTGGATGTCTCGTCCAGGGTGACCGGGCAGGTTGCCGTCGAGGCCGAAGAGAACGCCGCGCGGGTCGCACGCCTGGCGCTGGCGCCGGCCGGTGCCCCCGTGGAGCTCGCCAGCCTGGCTGGCGCTGCCGTCGCGATCGACCTCGAGCTGTGGTCGGCCGGCGTTCGGGTTGGCCTGCATCGCCTGTTCACCGGCGTGGTCGATTCGCCGGAGTACTCCGCTGCAACCCGCGTGACGACCCTGATCTGCTCGGATGCCCGGCAGGCCAAGATCGCGCAGATGACGCGCGACCAGGTGGATGCGCTGACGCCGGACGCACAGTGGTCGCCCTTCGTGTTCGACCAGTATGCGACCACCGAGCAGTACATGGCCGACCGGCTGTCCACCCTGGCCGGCGCCGTCGATGGCGATGCGCTGGGCGCGCTGGCCTTCACGCCGTGGTCTGGTGCAGTCACGCGGACGATCGGCGAGAGCGAGATCCTCGACGGCACCCTGCAGCCGCGCCTGGTCGGCGCTGCGAGCCGCCAGCGTGTGCGCCTCGACGTGACCTACCGGCGGCCGCAGGCGGTCGTGCGCGGCATCGCCTTTCGGTACGACGCGCCCGCTCTCTCGACGATGGCCTACACCGGCATCCGCGCGCTGACCCGGTCGGCGGTCGAGCAAGCGCTGCAGGGCTCTGGCGCCACCATCGTGGGCGGGATCAACTGGACGGCCTACCCGACATCGGCCGTGGTCGGCTCGATCATCCTGCGTGCAAGCGCCAACGATGCGGCCGCACTGTGCCTGGCGGCCACGTGCTGGCTCAATCGCCGGTATTCGCGCTGGATCGACGAGCGGTGGGTGGTGGAGGTCGGCACCGGCGGCACGCTCGTTGATGAGAGCCGGACCGTCAGCGTGCAGTGGGACGCCACCGAGCACGACACCCGGGCGATGACGCCGGTGGGCGCGGTGACCGCGTTCTCCACGGCGCAGAAAGCCGGCCCGAAGCCGTCGATCCCGCAGCGCGCCAGCATCGGCGAGACGCGCGTCGATTACGTTCCGCCTGGCCAGCCCACCGCCGACGACTTCACCACCGCCTATCGGGCGAGCGTGCTGGTGGCCGCCAAGCAGGTGGCCGAGAGCCGTCGCGGCTCGACGATCGCCTTTGCCGTGAGCATCGACCCCACTTTAACCCTGCGAAACTTCGTTTCAGTTTCGACTGGGGCTGCGAGTGGTTCGGGCAAGGTCGTGCGGGTCGCCCACAAGCTCGACATCGACGCCGGCAGTGCAATCACCGAGGCCGAGGTGGAGTGCGTGTCCGTTGCATTGCCTACGGTGCCGGCGCCGGTGCGCCAGTCGATCCCCGCAGCGATCAAGGCCGGTGCGCTGACTGCAGAGGCCTGGACGTGGATCGGTGGCATGGTCGAGTCGCGCCCCTTTGACGAGACCAGCATGTTCGGCTTCAGCAGCAACATCTCGGTCCCGGTGCCGGGCAGCCCGAAGTATCCGGAGCAGTTCAGCGTCCGCGTACCCGGTATCGAGGAGGCTGCACAGGGCGTCGTGGCCATCCCGCCCACGTGCTCGATGCGCGCTGGCCAGGATCTGATCACTGCGCTCACCAGCACCGACGGCTTTGCGGTCGGCGTGGTGATCACCGGCACCGGCATCCAGGCCGGCACGACCATCGTCGCCTTCGACCCGGATCTGCGCCGGGCCAACCTCAGCAAGCCCTGCACTGAGACGGCGGTGGAGCGCGAGGTGAAGGTCGAGACGCGCCAGTACATCAAGAAGCTGACGGTGGCCTACGCGCCGACCATCACGATCAACGGACCAACCATAGGAGCCTGACATGGCCAGTTTCATGTTTCACACCGACGTGGGTCTGACCACGCCTCTCGCCGGCACGCTGGACTTCGCGCAGAGCGTCGATGGCAGCACCGGCGCCCAGGTGGCCACCCTGTATTTCGGATCGACCGCCAGCGGTAAGACGCTGCGGGCGGCGAGCAATCCGGGCGTCGATAGCCTGGTGCTCGGCGTGGTCGATGGTTCGACCGGAGGCAGCCCGGCCAGCGACGTGACGCTCGCCCTCGAGCCCACGTTCGCCGGGCGTTCAGGCGGCGCGTCCCTGACCCTGGGCGTGCAGATCAATTCCGGGGTGGCCAATGCCGTGCCGATCTACGTGCGCGTGCATGATTCGACGGGCTCAATTGCGGTCAATACCGACCTGGTGCTGACCATGACGCTCGCCGAGGAGACCTGAGATGGCCGGCGATCTGAGCGCCGCCCTGCGCAAGCTGGCCGAGCAGCAGCGGCAGCAGGATGTCCCGGCCAGAAAAGAGGCCAGCCCGATCCCGGACAGCGCCGGCAAGGCGCCAAACGGCGTGCCCAAGAGCTCCGGGGCCGGCGGCGGCGATCTCACCGAGCCGTCGTACGCTGCCCGCCAGTACTACCCCCGTCAGACCTTGCGCAGCACCGATGGCGTGCTGACGTTCCAGTTCGATCCGATCAAGACTGTCGTGATGGCAGACGCGAACTCGGCGCCGGTCATCTGGACCTTCGCCGAGCCGACCGCCTGA